AGTCGGGCCAAGTGCGGGACCAAGTGTGGGACCAAGTGTGGGACCAAGTGTGGGGCCAAGTGCGGGGCCAAGTGCGGGACCAAGTGTCGAACCAAGTGTGGGACCAAGTGCGGGACCAAGTGTCGGGCCAAGTGTCGGGCCAAGTGTCGGGCCAAGTAAAAGAGGGAAATTTTGAAGTATTTACATGGTCTTGGGAAAGCCTAGCATGGCGCGCAGATGACTTCTCATTCTGGGATTTCTTCTACCAGATCGGTATCACCGAACACGAAGGACTAAAGAAATATCTGGATTATCTCCACAGTGGTGTATTCTTCAGCATATTCCTTACTGATTTCGCTATTGTGTGTCGCCGACCGAAGGCAATACGAAGAGATACTAATAATCTACTGGACTCCGATCAATTACCCGCAATCGAATGGCGGGATGGATATAAACTATGGTCCTTGCATGGTGTGGCCTTTAAAGAAGATGTATGGAAGAAGGTCGTTAGCCAAGAGCTTACCCTACCTGAGTTGGCGAAACTAGAACTCGGAGCTGACCAACGCGCTGTAGCTATCCAGATGTTACGTCCAGACCGTCTACTAGAACAGCTTGGCGCTAAAAAGATAGCCACCGGCCTTAAATACACGAAGCTTCAAGATATGTACGGAGAAGACTATTGCGCGGCAAACTTCCCGTGGAGCCTTAACACACCCACAGAACTATACGAGGTGAAGAACTTTATGGACACTGGCGAGACTGAGTACTGTATGAAGATGGAACATCCGTCGATCAAAGGTAAATTCTATATTGAGTGGTGTCCTCCTGAGATTGGTAGACGAGGGGACGCTGATTATGCCCAGGCTAGCGCCTTCGGTATGGACATAGAAGAATATTTCAATGCAACTGAAGCTTAAGAGAGGAGTGGTCTTATACGATGATAACGATAGCCCGTTGGTTAGTAGATACATATGGCATGTGAACACTAATGGATATGCAAGGACCAATCGTTATAGCAAGGGAGAATATAGACGGATATATATGCATCAGATGATTATGGGTATATTGCCAGGGTACGATATTGACCATATCAATGGAGACAAATTGGATAACAGACGTACCAATTTACGATACCTGACAAGAACATTTAACAATCACAATACATCTAAGACTACGGCAAGGTCGGGTGTAAGAGGAGTATATGCGAGACGTGACGGCAAATGGTACGCTAGAGTAAAACATGCTGGTGTCTATCATCACTCCAAGGCAACGGATAGTATCGAAGAGGCCATAATCCTTCGCGATGATCTATACAGGAGATATGTCGAAGAGTATTTCCAAGCAAGCGAAGCATAATAAATCAAACGAAAGGTTACTATGATATTTAAAGGAATAATCCATGAAGAACCCCGTAGGACGCCCTACCCTCTCTCCAGAGATGCGAAAGACCCACAAGCGAGTAGCCGTACGTCCCGAAACCTACCGGAAGATACGTCTTATCTCATTAGTGAACGATATAATGATAGTCGATTTAATAAATACGTTAGTAGAGGAGAAGTATAACGATGAAGGTGAACGGATTTAAAGAATACCCAAAGATTCACCGCCTCGGTAAAGAAGAGGTTGATGACATTTTAATTGGTAACGTATTAGTACAAGAAAAGGTTGACGGGGCAAACATCAGTATTTGGTGGGATAATGATTCTAGTTTAGTGAAATGCGGGACACGTACCCGTGAGTTACCGCTCGATGATAGTTTTAATGGCTTTCAGGAGGCAGTGCGGTCTAATAAGATGCTGCTTGACTGGGTTGAAGCCCATCCTGAGCTACGATTATACGGAGAATGGCTTGTTAAACATACTATTACCTATCCTGATGATGCATACCGAAAGATCTACCTATTCGATGTTCTTAATGAAGATGCCGAGACATATCTTCCACAGTATGAGGTTGCACACATATCTGAATTACTAGGGGTGGAGTACCCTAAACTATTTACACCTGCACCGATAGAGGTCACATTAGATAGGATTAAAGAATGGGTTGGTAAATCGTTTATCGGTGCCAATGGTGAGGGTGTCGTCATCAAGAACGAAGGTTTTAAGAACAAATTTGGTGATCTCGTCTATGCGAAGGTCGTGCATGAGAGATTCAAAGAGAGTAATGCAATCGTATTCGGCGGCAATAATAAGAACAGCGAAGCATACAATGAAATGTATATTATTAATAAGTATGCAACCCTCGGTCGCGTACAGAAAATCATGCAGAAGCTACAGAATATCACCGAAAAACGCCTTGATATGGAACACACGTCTCAAGTTGCTGGTGCATGTTATCACGATATGCTAACCGAAGAGATATGGGATATACAGAAGAAAATCCATCAGGTTGACTTTAAGCGTCTCCAACGCCTCAGCATGAAGAAATTCATACAAATCTATCACGATGTACTTAACAATAGCATCTCGATTGCTGACAGCGGTAAGGAGGAACGATGAGCGAGGTAATACTAACAAAGGTTCTTGTGGGCAGCCGTTTACACGGTCTTAATACCCCAGCCTCAGATTACGACTATCGCGGTATTCATATCCATGACCTAAAGGACGTACTAAGCCCATTCAGGACATTAAAGAATACTACGTGGATTGAGGGCGACGAAGACAATACGAGCTATGAACTAGCGGACTTCTGTAAACAGGCTGTACATGGTAATGCCACTATCCTGGAGGTATTCTTTTCCGACAAAGTATTTGAAAGCTCACCAATTGTGGACGAAATGCGAGCCAATTGGAAGAAGTTCATGGATACGGATAAATTTGTTATGGCTTCAAAGGGCTATGCACAAAACCAGCTAAACAAAATGTATTTATTTGAGGATGATGGCAAGCTAGGACAACGACGTACCGGTAAGTTCGTTGTGGCCTATATGCGTGTGATGTGGCAGTGCCTAACCTTCCTCGATACTGGGGAATTTGTTTGCAGTATCCCCAACGGTGAAATGAAGGACTTCATGTTACTCGCTAAGAGCGACTGGAAGGCAGAATACACACCAATAGCGACACAATGGTTCTCGACCCTTCAGACTTCCGTTTCTAAAGCATGGTCTACCGCGCCTAAAATGAAGCCAGACATTGAGTGGATTGAAGATTTTATTTACCGGGCATACAAAGGAGTGGGCAATGACTAAACTAATTATGACGCTAGGTCTTCCTGGTTCTGGTAAGTCGACATGGGCTAATAAAGAAGTATTGGGAAGTGGCGGCAACATCAAGCGTGTAAATAAAGATGATATGCGGGCTATGATTGATGCTAGCAAGTGGAGTGGTAACAACGAGAAGCACATACTTGCTATCCGAGACCTCATAATTAAATATTACCTCAGTAAAGGTATGACAGTTATTGTTGATGATACCAATCTCGACCCTAAGCACGTCACTACTCTTAAACAGATCGCTAAAGATCTCAGTGTTAATTTCGAGACTAAAAGCTTTCTGGATGTGCCACTAGAAACATGTATCGAGCGTGATCTTAATCGTGACAATAGCGTCGGCGAGGCAGTAATCCGCACTATGTATAACCGCTATATAAAACCGGCACCAGTTAGGTACAAGGCACCCTATGGTAAGCCTAGGGCTATTATGTGTGACATTGATGGCACTATAGCTCACATGGGTGAGCGATCACCATATGACTGGCATAAAGTAGGTACTGATAATCCTGATAAGACAATTATTGACCTACTAAGACACTATAATGACCACGTAGTTATTCTTTTGAGTGGCCGTGACAGCACTTGCCGACAGGAGACGGTACAATGGTTATCTGAGAACCGTGTGCCTTTCCACGAGCTTTATATGCGTTCTGAAGGAGACAATCGTAAGGACAATATTATTAAGCGTGAACTTTTCGATACGTATATCCGCGATAATTTTGTCGTAGATTTTGTACTCGATGATCGTAATCAGGTAGTCGATATGTGGCGTAATGAATTAGGTCTTAAGGTGCTACAGGTAGCGGAGGGGAACTTCTGATGGCCACTAATAAACCCCTAGAAGACCTCTACTGGTCAACCGTATCAGATAAAGAGACTATGAGTAGCTTTGTAGAGAAGGTGGAGGAGATTGTAGCTGTAGAATCTGAACAGTACATCGCGGATGTTTATAAACAGCTCTATCCGGGCGACACTATTATCGTCGGTGATGCACATCAGTATCTACTCGATCATTACAAAGAGTTCGACTTCATATGGAGCAGCCCACCTTGCCCGACGCATAGTCGTATGGTGACAGCTAAGCAAGGACATGGAATCTACGAGTATCCGGATATGAGTCTTTATCAAGAGATTATCTTCCTCAGTAAATTCTTTAAGGGTAATTGGATAGTTGAGAATGTAACACCTTACTATAAACCTCTGATACAACACACGGCCATTATTGATCGCCATTATGTCTGGAGCAATATGTTGATCTACGATAAGTCTTTTACCCGTAAATATACTGGCGCTATCACAGATCAAACTAAAGAGACACTTGCAGCGAGTTATGGCATTGACCTACCAGAGGGCACGAAGAATCAACGTAAGCTACTGCGTAATGCTGTATTACCTGAAATGGGCTTGTACATTATGCGGCAAGTTAAGGAGAAAACAGATGCAAGATGAAGAAACCGACAGAAAACTTGCCGATCTGTATCGTCATATCAGTAGGAATTATGCTCACCCCGACAATACGTATATGTACATTTACAGGCTATTAGTGGCTATAGTAAACGAAATGAGGAGCAGATGAGTAGGATAAAACTGGCCGATATGCTAGTTGCATTGGCTAATAAGATCGTAAAAAACCAAAACCTACCAATACACCATCCCTACTACAGGGCGGTCGATAGATACATACCCGGCATAGGCCACGAGTTTTCGTGCGGGGCATACAGCTATGAAGGTTTAAAGTCTTTAGTCGAACAAGATGGCCCAGATGGTTTTGGTGCAACAGCTACGGTTAAATGGCTTATTGGTGAAGAGGGTTGGGTCAAAACTGAGGATATGGATCCAACGGAACTGCGTCGAACATTAGCTGTAAACGGGATTGATATAGATGAGTAACAATATGGATGAAGAGCGCATAACCTGGGGAGTTGACAAAGGTTCGCCCGATGGCGATAGCGCTGCTTTAACTTTGTTGAAGAACGGGGAGATATTTACCTTCACTGGCGAGGAGGCCTATATCATACTCGAATATGTTGCAGAGGCAGAACGCCTAGCAAGGATTGCGCAGACACAAAAGCTACTCAATAACCAAAGGGCCTATGTTAAAGCAGTTTCTGGGCACATCAATAACTCCAACACTAGGAGCCTTTACGGAGGATTAAATATGGCAAAAGACGCAATAAGGTGGCTAGAAAAAGAGTTAGTAGCCCTATCCAATAAACCGAAAGAGGAGAAGTAATGAAGAAGAATTTCGATGAAATCGCCTACATATGGGGAATAGCTGGGTTACTCATATTGATATTTATGCTGACGATGGGTGTCGATAGTTTAGAAAAGCTAATAAGCTGATATACTATATGGAAGAGATTATCCGTACGCATAGTTTCATCCCACTGAATGGCAATGCGTGGCAATAATGTGGAATCATTGCCTTATCTCTGCTCCTTTCAAAGCAAGAAGTCACCTCTTTCAATTCACCTCGTCGGGGGTGATTTTTTGTTACACCTATTGACAAATACGACATAGTTTGATATAGTAATAATGTACACAAGGAAAGAAGTTTCGGCTCATCTGAATGTACTACAAGGGAAGAATAGATCAGTCACGATCAGCGTACTCCCCCTAATTGGACACTTTACCACCTGCTACTACGACAGGTGGTATTTTTATGGTATAGTATAGGTATTATGGCTAGACCAACAAAGTTTACTCCTGAACTTATAGATAGGGCACATCAATACCTAAGTGATATGGACGTAAGTACGGATACAATGCTTCCGACCATTGAAGGACTCGCTATTGAATTGAATATTAGTAGGGATACCATCTATGAATGGGAGAAGGAAAACAAGGAATTTTCCGACATCGTCGAGGAATTACGGGCCGCACAAGGCCAAAAACTGATACAAAATGCCCTCCTAGGACGCTATAATGCTACGATCGCCAAACTCATATTAAGTGGCAAGCATGGATACATTGAGAAGACTGAACTAGAGCACAGCGGCGGTATAGCAACAACCAAGCAACTAACAGACGAAGAACTACGTGAACGTATAGATGAAGAACTCAAACGACAGAAGCTATCTGATTGAACTGTTAGATGAGTCGGATAGACGATATGCGCTCTCTGAGTCTCCAGAGGCGTGTATTTTCTTTATAGAACACTATCTTATGACCTTTGACCCACGACCTGAGGCATACCCACATGATCTTGACTTCATACTCTACCCATTCCAAAAGGATTACGTACGAGGTCTTATAGACGCTATACGTGGTGGCTACGACATATTTGATGAGAAGTCCAGGGATATGGGTGCATCATGGCTCGCGCTCGCTGTACGCTTCTGGATGTGGCTCAGGGAAGAAGGGTATCAGAGCTTACTTGGTTCTCGTAAGGAGGAGTATGTGGACTCTAAGACATACAAGAGTCTGTTTGGTAAGCTCGAGTACTACATACGGCACATCAAAGACCCACTCATCTTACCCGAGGGATTTGATCTTAAACTACACCGCACAAGTATGAAGCTTGTTAATCCAGCCAATGGGAATGTTATAGAGGGCGAGAGCAGTAATGCTAACTTCTCACGTGCTGGTAGGTACAAAGATATACTCTTCGATGAGTTAGGATTTTGGCCTGATGCATCTAGCTCGTGGACAGCGGCAGGTGCAGCTACACGATGTAGACAAGCAGTTACTACACCGCCAGATGAGCCATCGTTTGCTAAGACACTCAGGTTTGGTGGGCTTGTTAAGATACGTACATGGCACTGGAAACTCCACCCTAACAAGGATGATGCATGGTACGCATATGAGAAGACCCGTAACAGCGAAGAGGCTATCATGCACGAGATTGATATTAGCTGGGAATATTCATCTACTGGCCGGCCATACCCTGAGATAAACAGTGTGCGTATTGGTAGGTTTCCATATAATGAAGAGGCACCGCTATATCTATCCATTGACCTAGGACTTGATGCTGTGGCCATTGGATGGTATCAACCTATCCAGAACACTAACTGGATTTCCCTCATCGAGGCTTGGGAATCAAGCGACAAGGTGATTGAGTTCTTTCTACCATTCTTTGGCAAGGAGGAGTGCGTGACAAGTGACGAATGCCCATACTGTCACGAACAGCATACCTTTGTGTATACAGATGCAGAGCTTGAGTTTATCCAAAGTATACGGGGTTGGAAACAACCTATATTCTTCGGCGACCCCTCTGGTAATGCCCGACACATAGAAAGCGGTATATCTGCCTATACTATTCTCAAAGAGCATGGCATTGATGTACAGGTAAACGATAGAGAGAATGAATGGGTTCCAAGGAGGAACGCGACACGTAAGATACTACCTCGACTTGTGATGAATGACACCCCACGTACTCAGTGGTGGCGAGAATGTCTTAAAGATGCACATTATCCTAAACGTGATGAAAACTCGCAATCTATAACAGCTATCACCAAGCCAGTGCATGACTGGACATCACACCATCGCACCCAGACAGAATTCTTTGCGGTCAACTACAAAGAGGATTATGCGGTAGAGGAAGAGAAAAAATGGGATACTAACGCCTACATAGATCAAGATGGCCGTATGGTTGGTGGCGAGATAGACATTGCCAGGATACTAAAAAACGCTAACAGGAGGCGAAGATGAGTGCACTATCTTTTATAATATCCAAACAACTTGTCGCACAGGGTGTACCTTACTACTGTATGAGATGTAGGACTCATCTATTTGATCTTAACGGTGATGTGCTTATTATGTGGATGGGTGAGGGGTATCCCCCAAAGGAAGTGCCGCTTAATATGTTTTGGGTATCACACCGCTGTCGTGGATGTAAAAAGGATTACAACATATACTTTCAGGCTTGACTGGGGTAGAATAAAACTATATGAATCCTAGTATCTATACTGCACCTCTATCTGATCGTACCGTTGACGATTTAGTAGAGATGGATGGCGTACTTGATAGCTTACCAACCCTCGACCTTGATCTCTCTGATGAGTATATCGTTAAGAACTTAAATGGACGCATTAATGACTCTATCGACTACTGGAACGAGTTAAACGGATTTAACCTAAAAGACCAACGTATCAAGAACCTCAAGGCGTTTAAGGGTAGTCCAATGCGTCGGGATATGCTCTATTACAACGAGACTGAGTGGAACGACAATGAGATATTCGTGGGTGTTGACTCTATGGTATCGTATGTCACTGCCGATACCCCTAAGTGTGAGGTATACCCAGCTAATAAGTCTATTGAGAGCAAGATGCTTGCCGCCGACCTCGAGAAGTATGAACTTGCCCATAGCAAGAAGTTTAAACTTGCCAAAAAGCTAGAGTTCGCGACACTTAACTTACTTCTCCAGCATGTGGGTATTATTGGCCTAGAGTGGGATCCAGACTATGGAAAGAACGGTGAGATCATCCCTAGGGTAAAGAACCCCTCTCATGTCATTGTGGACAAATACGTACAGTGGGGAGAAAACCCACAGTTTATCGCTGAGATTAAG